AAATATTATAGGGCGGCGGAGGTTTCTTTTAGAAGGGCTTTATTAAAGCAACTTGAACCGGTTATTAATTACGCAGCAAGCAGTCCAAACGTGGATGCTGAGATTTTGAAACAACTGATAAAAAGCGAACCGCTTGAAAGGGCATTTGAGTATGTTTACACAACAACCGGTGTAGACTTCGCGCAGAGCCAGTTTAACAAGTTTGTAAGTGGGGTTTCTTTAAAAGAGACTTTTGGCGTAGCTATGAAAGACTTTGTAAATCGTAACGCTGGACAAAAGATAACAAGCATAACGAATGTAACAAAGCGGGACGCACAAAGGATAATAAATAAAGTATTGAGCGAGAACCTAAATGATGCGACAGGCGATTTAAGCAGCAAGTTGGTGGCAGGATTAGAACGACAGGGCGCAGAACTATCAAAGTGGAGGGCGAGAATGATATCCAGAACAGAAGTGGCAACGGCAAGCAATATAGGGCAACAAGTAGGAGCAGAGAAGGCCGCAACAGAGGCAGGTGTATCGATGCAAAAGGTTTGGTTAGCAACAATGGACGATAGGGTAAGAGATGCACATTTTCAAACGAACGGGGTAACGGTAGAAATGAACGATACATTTACAGTAAACGGTGAACAGATGAATACACCGGGCGACCCGAATGGAAGTGCCGCAAATGTAATTAATTGCAGATGTGCATTACAGTATTTTATACCAAAAAGCAGAGGAATATAAAACATTAAGATATGTACAAAGTAAAAAGCAACCACGAACTAAAAGACGTTGACGGAACGAAAGGTTTACTAACGGCCTACGTAAGTATATTTGGCAACGTTGATTCTGATCGAGATATGATGATGCCGGGTGCGTTTAAAAAGACAATCCTGGAAAGAGGGCCTGTTTCTTCTAAGAATCGAATCAAACACTTGTTTCAGCATTCGCCATGGGATGTTATCGGAATACCGTTAGAAATGGAAGAAGATTCAAAAGGACTATTAGTGCGTAGTAAGTTCGGTTCAGATCAGTTCAGTAAAGATAAACTACAACAGCACTTAGATGGATTGATTACAGAGTTCTCAATAGGTTACAACGTAATAAAAGAAGAAAATAAGATCAACAGCCCAACAGGAGAAGACGACTATAATATGCTTCAAGAGGTTAAGCTATGGGAATATTCTTCGGTAACATGGGGAGCAAATGAACTAACCTACGTAGTTGATGCAAAAGGCAACCATGCAACCGTAGTAGAGAATATAAACGATAGAATGAACAAGCTCGTTAAGGCGTTACGTAATGGAAACTATACAGACGAAACGTGCGAGTCATTTGAGATAGAACTTAAACAAATACAAACAATATACAATGAGATCATCAAAGGGATTGAGCCGTCTAATGACACTCGCCATGCGCCGTCTGATGACACGCTGACAGATGAGCAGATAGGTGAATTAATAAAATTATTGAAATGAACGCAGAAGAATTAAAAAAAGAATTAGGCGGAGCGATTGAATCACTTCAAACAAAGATGGATGAGTCTATCAATGTGAAAGCGAAGGAGATTGAAACAGCATCCGCAAAAGAAAGAAAAGCATTGGCAGACGAGTTTAAAAAAGACTTTGAGGCTAAAAGCGAAACACTAAAGAAAATGCAGGAGCAACTTGATACCTTAGAGGTAAAGCAAGGCCGCATTTCTGATACTCGTAAAAAGAGTATTAAACTAATGGTTAAAGACGCAATCACAGGTAGTGACTCTTTGAATCAGTTTAAATCAGGAAACTCACAAAAGGCCACTATTGATATGCCTGATGGTTTTTTCTCTAAGACTGATGATATGACTCAGGCTAACTCTTTCGAGAGTACAGCAGTAGTTCGGCCTGATTATGTACCTGGTATCTTCTTCAATCCAGATAGAACTTGGCACGTTAGAGATATTATGCCAGTAGGAACTACTAACAGTAATGCTGTTCCTGTTGTACGCGAGTATGCTTATAGCGATGCCTCCGATATTACAGTAGAGGGAGCAGAGTACAAGCAATCAGACTTTGATTTGAAGATGACTTCAGCAACTGTATATAAGATCACTAACTACATTATAGCTTCCGAAGAGATGTTGGAAGATGTTGACGGACTTACTTCTTATATTTACACTCGACTTCCTTCTAAGTTGAAAAACAAAGAAGATTACCAATTACTTTACGGTACTGGTTCAAGCGAGATAAGCGGACTTATTACTAACGCAACTGCTTATTCTGAGAACTTGGCAGATGCAGCAGTTCAGCTTATTGATGTACTTGCCGACGGTGTTCGTCAGTGTAAGGTTGCTGAGTATATGCCTACTGCTATTCTGATGAACCCTGCTGATGTAACCAAATACTTACTGTTAGAGAAAGATTCAACTAACAGGTATTTATCTCCTTGGGTATTCACTAACGAAACTCCTACTATTGCAGGTGTTCCTGTCTTACAAACTACTGCAATTACAGCAGGAGCGTTCTTCATTGGTGACTTTAGCCAAGCAGGACAGATTTTCGACCGTAGACAGGCTACTATTGAGATAACAAACACTAACGAAGATAACTTCGTGAAAGGTATGCTAACGGTAAGAGCTGCCGAAAGGTTAGCGCTTGCAATCTACCGTCCATCTGCCTTTATATATGGTACAATCGCAGCCGCACTAGCTAACGGTTCTGCCTAAGATGGTTCAAGAGTGGGGGACTTCGGTCCTCCCTCTTTTAATTTTATTTTATGATAGCTGCAATTATTCCATTAAAAGAAACAAGTGTAAGAGTACCGAATAAGAACTTTAGAAAGTTCGGAGATACAACACTTGCAGAGTTAAAGATTAGAACGCTTCAAAAAGTTGAAGGGTTAAGAATAATAGTAAATACGGATTCAGATAAGATAATAGATAGACTTTCAAAGTATGATATTGATTTTATAAAACGACATCCATATTATACTACTTGTAGCGGTTCAGAGTTCTTTGAAAATATTGCTTTTACTGCGGATGCAGATGTTTTAATGTATGCACCTTGTACTGCTCCATTTATTAAGCCAGGAACAATACAAAAGGCGATAGACATATATAACAAGGGTAAATTTGATAGCGTTGTTAGTGTTCTAAATTTACAAGAGCATATTTGGAGGGATAACAGGTCAATAAACTATGATCCATTTAACGCTCCCAATAGTCATGAATTACAGGGAACATATGTAATCAATTATGGATTTGGCATTATCTCACGTGAGATGATGATAAAAAACAGGAACATAGCAACAGAGAACAGTTATTTTTATGAGGTTAGCGATTCAGAAGGGTTAGATATTGATTCACAACTTGAATTTAATTTTGCACAATGGATGTACGAACAGTCTATATAATTTGCTCAGGCCCTTCGTTAAAGGGATATGACTTCACACAGCTAAAAGGTAAAAATTGTATAGCTGTCAACGAGTCGTTTAAGTATATTCCGGAAACAAAGTATCTTGTTGCACTTGACACGAAGCATTATGTAAATAACTACGAGGCTTATAAAAATGCAACGTTTCCAATTTATACCGTTAAGGATTACAACCCTTCACAGCAGAAGATTGATGTAGGTGCGATTGAGTTAGAAAATACAGGGCCGAGTGGTTTAGATTATGGGGAAGGGATAAGACACGGATTCAATTCGGGATATTTGGCTATCAATATAGCTATTAAGTTAGGCTACAATGATATACGTATTTTAGGGATGGACTTAACAATAGGTGGACATTTCTATGATGATGAGCGTTTTGATTATCGTTATGTTCACAATCATCTGAAACACTTAAAAGAAGAATTGAGAGCAGGAATAAATATAACATTTTACGGAAACGAAACAGTAACAGTTTTCGATACAAAACCTTTAGAAGATGCCTATAAGTAGTTACGCAGTAATACCAGAAGTTATTCATCATGTTGAAAAGACTTCACACAAAAGAGTACTGGATTTAGGAATAGGAAATGGGATGTATGGATGTCTGGTAAGAAACTACTGGAAAGATACAGAGATAATTGGTATAGAGGGTTTTGATGGTTATCGGAATTATATGTGGGCAGCTTATAACAATATATTAATTGGTACTATGCCAGATGTACTAGACAGGGTAGAGGGTAAATTTGATGCTATTATTATATGCGATGTGATAGAGCATTTCGAGAAGGAAGAAGGGTTAAAGGTAATTGAAAAACTAAAAACATTATTAGCTGATAACGGTAGGTTAATAGTTAGTTCTCCCAGCTTATTTGTAAAGCAGGGAGCGTATGCAGGAAACGAACTTGAGCGACATAGATCATTATGGAATGAATCAGATTTAAGAGAGTTCAAAGCGTTAATGTCTGAACATCCAGATAAGTTCGGTCATTATATGCAAGTTTATTTATTTAAAAATTAAGGCAGATGAAAGTATTATGTTTTGTACACCTATACCCGCCAGATCATAACGCAGGAGCTGAGTGGATGCTTCACGCGATTAATAAGTTTCTGATTGGTAAAGGTCATAAAATAAAGGTTATCACTCGTAACGGCGATATGGTAACGATGAAGAACGGAAGAAGGGTTCACGTACCATTAAGCGGTGATAAGAAATTTGAAGGAGTAGATATTTTAAGACAAGGCGAAGTTCCTTATAGTGAGATATTCAAATGGGCAGATGTAGTGGTTACGCATTTAGACATGACAGGCAAAGCATTAAACCTTTGTAACGCATTTAATAAGCCTTTAGTTCATTTGATTCATAACACGAGTTACAACGATGTAATAGTTAAGATAAGGCCAGATTTAAGTAGTGTTGTTTATAACTGTTTCAATACAAAGAAAGTTCTTAGTTATCCTTTTGATAATGTCGTTCTTTATCCTCCGGTTACAGCGAGCGAATACGAAGTTGAAACGAATCGTAAAAATATAACACTTATTAACTGTTGGAAGGAAAAAGGAGGAAACGTACTTGTGGAGTTGGCAAAAGAGATGCCAGATAGAAAGTTCTTAGGTGTAATGGGTGGTTATGGCGATCAGGTTATAGGAAACTGTAAGAACCTAAACTATGAAGAGAATACGCCATATATACGTAACGTGTACAAAAAGACAGGAGTTCTTTTGATGCCTTCAAGTTATGAGAGTTGGGGAAGAACGGGAATAGAAGCAATGGCAAGCGGCATACCTGTAATAGCACATCCGACACCTGGACTTAAAGAGTCTTTAGGATATGCTGGACTATTTGCGCACAGAGATAATATAGGCGATTGGGTTAAGATACTTCGAGATTTAGAAGATGAAACTTATTATAACAAGATAAGTGAGAAGTGTAAGAAGAGAGCTCATGAGGTAAGTAAGGAAACAGATAAGCAATTAATAGAATTTGAAAAGTTTTTAATATCTAGGAAATGAAACAATACAAAGTAGTAAAAGGATTTAATGATTCGAGAGAAGGTGATTTAGTTTGGTTAAACGACAGAAGGGCAAAAAGTGAATTACGTAACGGCAATGTATCTGAGTTGAAAGTAGAGAAAGTAGAGATAAAAACTAAAGAGGAAAAAATAGTAGTTCAGAATAAAAAAGCACCTGTTAATCGCAAAAGAAAATGAGAGAGGTAATAATAAAAACAGAAGCAACGACTGAACCCGTAACACTTGCGGAGGCTAAAACCTTTGTCAATTACTTGGGTGATGATGTAAGCTCAGAGGGTTTAATATCTGCGCTTCTGACATCGGCTAGGTTAAAATTG